CTTGTTCAAATTAATGATTAAAAAAATAAAAAAAAGTTCACCTCGTAAGAGGCAACAAGAATTAAAATCGTTCACCCGTGTCAACCGTAGCGGAAGAGTTTTTTTTACTCTGCCCGACGATCCTGTTGGGTTTACGGTACTTACTAGGTTCCCCTACGTTTCTACTTTGATCAAGGAAACGTGTTTAGGTCTTAAGAACCTGTTATTTATTTTTGGATACCGACGTGTTTCTAAGGAAGGTCAAAGAACTTCCATTAAACATATTATTAATATGTTTAAAGATCTTAATGAAAAAGAAGCAGTCGATACTCTTAAATATTTGACTCAATTATGGGTTCCTCGTCTTGATCAGATCGAAGAACCATCAAGGCCTGAATATGTAACCGAAGATCAATCTCTATTTAAAGGAGAATGGCTACGTTTTATCCGACCACGTCTTTCGCTTAGGAAAAACGGTTCCTACTCCAAAATTGGTTTAAGGTTAGCGATGTCTCTGTTGCAATTTAAAAGAACAATAAGTCCTCTTCCACAAAGTCTAAGAGAGGCCGCAATTATCAAACATAAACAGACTCTTTCCAAAGTTGTTTATACGTCTAATAACATTTTAGACACTTGCGTAAGGGCAGCAGAGGAACTATTTCCTGAAGGTTGGGATTTGGAAAAATTTAAAAGAAAACCTAAATATGTTTTCTCAACCAATTCATGTTTTGAAGCCCCGAGATCTCAGGGTGGAAATCAGACTTATTTATTTACAAGAAATAATTCTGATAATGAATGGTTCCCTTTAGATCATCTCAACAGAATGTGTGAGACTTTTCCAGGAATAGTTGTGGAAATTAGACAACATCCGCTTTCCTTCATGACTAAGAAAGAGTCTGAGAATAGTGTTTTAAAAGATGTGCATACTTCATTAAGTGCACAAGTAGAAGTGGTTGAAGACCCACTTAAAGCAAGAATAATAACGAAAAATAATTATTTTTGCTCTCTTTTAAAACCCTTTCAAAAGGCTATTCATGGTCATTTAAGAGAGTTCGACCAATTTAAGTTGATTGGATCGTCCATTAATGATGAACAGGTAACTTGGCTCTGTGAGGGATTCGATAAAAAGAAAGATCATTTCATTTCCGGTGATTACAGTGCTGCAACTGATAATTTGAATCAGGATGCTAGTGAAATTGTTTTGAAAACAATTTTATCTAATATGAGATCCAAATGGGCATCTGAGCCCATAGGACATATTCTTGCACGTAATTCTCTTTCCAAGACAATGATCTATGCAGGCCAAGAATTCAAAGATCTTGAAACTTTTGATAAGCCATTTTTACAAACAAATGGTCAATTAATGGGAAGTTTATTGTCCTTTCCTATTCTTTGTGTAATTAATTACGCATTGATTGCAGAGGCAATATTCCGTAGAACCGGAAAATATCCAAAAGTTTCTCGTGATGGTAGTGGGGTTAGAGTTCTCATTAATGGTGATGATATAGGTTTTATTGCAGATGCCAAGCTCTATAAAATTTGGCTGGACCTGGTCCCTAAGGTAGGATTAACACCCTCACCTGGAAAAAATTATGCATCTAAACGTTTCTTAACATTGAATTCTCAATGTTATATTCCATATCTAGGATCTATGAAAAAACTAGAATGGGTAAACCTCGGTCTTTTACAAAAACTCGGGGTATCAAAATTCTCTAAGAAGGATTTTGATCAGAAATGTTCTGATGATGAGAGTCCTTTGACCTCTCTTGGACCTATGCATGATGAGTTTGTTCTTGGTTGTCCAAATAAAAAACTAGGAACTGAGCTTTTTATCCATCAGCATAAAGAAAGTCTACAAAAAACCTTTCGAAATTTATATGGACCTGTACGGTTAGGAGGTTTGGGTGCTAAAATTAACATTCAAGAAGAAAGACTTACTGAATATCAATTAATGCTTGCATTATTGATCGAAAAAGAACTGGTTGTTCTTCCAGGTTCAAATTTAAATTCAGTAACAAAGGATAAGGTTAAAGAATTACAAGCCTTAATAAGACCTTTTATCAAAGAGCACTACGTACAGGAGGATATTCCAATCAGTGACGAAGATGTCACAGAGAGAGTAGAAAACTATAAATCGAGTCTCAGAAGCATGATTAGTTGGTTAGAACCAGTCCATCAATTTTGCGAAAGCAAGAATGATTGGAAATGGGCGAAAAGAGTCCTAAGATCTTTTCAAAAGCAAAAGCTTGATAAGATGTCTCCTTTAGACTATCTTCAAGCCCCAAATAATCTACGCTTACTGATTTGTAGTAAAGTAAGTACATGTAGTAACGGATCCGATTCATCATA